ATGGGTAGCATCACCCTAGCCGGGCGGCAGATTTTCGTTCTCAATGAGAACGACAGATACCCAGAACCACAGCAGAACAGCCCTCCGATGTTCGCAATTCGCGAAGACGAGGAAGGCCAGTACTGGCTTTATGTGTGGCATAAAGGGCGCTGGCCGCTCGTATCAGATGTGCCGTTTCAGACTCAGGGTAAAGCCGTTGATGCGGCCATAGCTTTTAATTTTGATGTGCTTTACAAGTGATAGGTGCTGCCCCTGCCGATGTTCAACCTGACTGAACACTACGAGGCCGACGTCGGGGCAGCGAATTTTAGATAGGGTCAACGTTCACATTTTCAAGAGCCGCGGTTTCCTCGAGTGCTTCCGGCGCTTCTTCAACCTCGCTCACAGGCATTTCCAGGCGCAGATCGATCCAACGTCCTGCAGGAATATCCATCGGCTCCCCGGCCACAATTGCGGCAGTGTCGATGTCAAAGCGGCGCTTGCTGACCTTCACATAGATTGTGCCATCCTTGCCGGTGTTAGCTGCGACAAAGCACAAGCGGTTACCGTTCACGTCCTGGGGTACTTCGATGTTCCAGCCCTCTTCCGCAAAACCTAATGCGCCGGTGACTTTGTAAACGCCCACTGAAATACGCTCAGCGGATACTCCTTCCGCCTCACCGTTGACAGCCACAAATCCGGATGGAGTAAAGCCACCGGACAAATAGTCGTCTTGCATCGCTTCTGGGGTGCCGGACAGCCTAGCGATCGGAGAGGCTTTTTTGATGAAACCGTTGCTGTCTACCGTGGTGTTCGCCTCAGACCACATCCAAAACCAAGGGGTAAACGTCGTGCCGTTCCAACTACGAACAGCAATTTTACCTACCTGCGCACCACTTGCCCCATACCCGTAACAGGTCTGCACAGTTCGATAGCTGTCATCGCTGCCCGTCTGCGTTACAGCCCAAGAGCGCGTATCAAGAAAATAAGTTCCGGTATCTCGGAAGGGATTACCGATCGGATCGGTAGCAACATACCCCCTGCGACTTTGCATTTGCGCATTGAAGTTTCCTTTATTCGCAGCAGTACCACCTAAGCTGATACCCCAGTCCTTCAACGTCGGAATATCTGTAACCTTTGGCCCGTACTCTTCAGTGAAAACTTTTTTCCATTCAATGGTTTTGTTTGATGTGCTGTTGGAACGGCCAACATACAGCCCCCGATTCAATGTGAGGCCGATATATCCGCAAGTTGGGCCACCGTCCATTGGTAGTGCAACGAATGAGCCTAGCACTGTAGACGGTGCGTTAGTTGTCGTCCCAGTAAACCGGCCGATGGATGAAATGTTCTTGGGTGAAAAAATGTCATCTGCACTGCGAGGACCAACACCAAATCCTGCTGATGTAACAGGCAGTACATTTCGTTCTGAATTCTCTTCGCTCACCTTGGCTGCTGCCGCAGACTTTGCTGCGTCAACACGCATAGCATCGACAGTTTGAACAATTTCAGGGGTGACATCACTTTCACCTGGACGGCGCAGGAAATCATTGAGTGTACCGGGTAGGGAGTCAGTATAAACCTCTATTGTGCCTACACGTTCAGGCTGTGCGCCATAAACTGACACAATCACCTCGTATGCACCAGGCTCAACATTTAACGAGTACCGGCCAGTATCATCGGTTACAGATTGCGATTTCGCCAAATTCAACACCGTGGAAGAAGTTTTCATCGAGCGCATCGTAATCGTTACGCCAGAACGAGAATCACCGTAAGGCCCCTTTAATACACCGCTGATTAATACCATCTTTTATTTCTCCATTAAAGTAACTAAGCAGGAATTGAGGGCCAATCAATATCAGGCGCGTTTGATACCTCTACCCGACTAAGATAAACGCTGTAGGCCTCCCATTGATTAAGCTTTTCCTTTTCATTATCCGTGGCAATACCAAGCTTTACAGCTCTTGATAACATAGTTATTTTAGATTCAGCATTAATAGATAGTTCTTCTTTATTTTCCCTTGCTGTATTAATGGCGTTTTCTTTCGCAAGAGAATCGTTAGTCACCCAATCATTACCATCCCATTCATCAAATTTTGTTGTCGGTGTTTTAAATGTGTAGATATCGTTAAGCTCACCAAGTTCCTCAATAACAAATTCGCTTCCTGTTTCCTTTTCGTATGCAATCTTTCCACGAAAGTCTGCCACATACCCCCAGCCACTCGGCAAACGAATAATCGCACATCCATTTTTTTCTTTAAGAGGCTCGTCAATATATGAGTTAGCAGGTAAGCCGCAATGAGCTTGCACATTAACCTGTAACTGTCCAATTAGCTCTCTGGTATCAGGTGAGCAAACATAAGCTGATACCACGCCTGATTCCAGAGCAAAACCGTTCTCATCAAAATCAATCATTATTTACCTCACGCAGCTCGAATAATGAAGTTAACAGCTATGCTCTTTGGTGCTGTTTCCTCATCTTGATTATCGTTATAAGTAGTTGCCATGTATGGCCAAGAAGAATTGAATACATCACCCCAATTATAATATGAGGTATTACCAAAACCCTTGCCGATTATCGGGAATGTTTCTTTTTCTCCAACAAAAGAATCTCCTGCCGGGGTGTCTCTAATAAATGCCTTGCCGAACATATGTTTATGTTTCTTCAATCTATCATTAACGTATTGCAAAAGTGCCTGAGTTGGGTTTAACCCACGCCCCCGGTCATGTCCACGCGGGAATACGCCCCTAAAATCAGGAAGCACGCCATTGGTAAATATCTTCCCCAATCTCGGGTAAACGTTTTTATCAAATGCACTTCCATCACAAATTTTAAATCCGTCCGGTGGCGTTGCCAGCGGCCACATGCTGATAATACCCAGGGGAACATCTATCAAATCAACCTTACCAGCCAGCTTATCGTTTACGTTAGTCAAGCGCTCACTCAGCTCATTCCACGCAGGCCCTGTATATGTGCTGCCGTCAGGTAACGTCACCATAATGTTTCCGGTGCCGCCGAATACCTGTTGCCAGTTGGCTTTATCGAGGTTCAGTCCGCGCAGGGCTTTCGCCGTCTCTGCGGCCAGTTGGGCGGTGATGGTGTTCATCGCGTCGCGCGGGACGGCATACCACGCAGCACCGGCCTGAATCGGGCCATCGTAGGCTTTAATCAGCGTCGCCTGTGTGGCGCTATCAACGGTTTTCACCGGTAACGTATAGGTGACGCCGCCGACGACGCTCACGATGAAATCACCGGCTTTCAGCTCGGTATTGAATGCCGTCCCCGTACCTTTCACTACGGCGGAATTGTTCGTTAGGGTAAGAGTGCCTGCGGGCATGATGCTCTCCTAAATCGTTGCATAAAAAAACCGGCTCAGTGGCCGGTTGTTAGAAGTAATGGTCTGCGTTTATAACCATGAGCGGCATCTGTGACGAGTACCATCGGTTTGATGTATTCCACTGGGTCTGTATTTTTCTCCCTGATTCAGAACGCCAGAATTGGACGGCGCTGCCGTTAAACCGATAGCCGCAGCTGTAGTAGTTATAAACCCCGCCGCTACCTTGAGAATCGCCGCGCATAAATGCATTAACGGCCAGGGGGATCATTGGCCTGGCTATCCCCGTATCGACCAAATCCTCTGGGTTCCTGCCGACATTAACCGAGCGACCATCCCAGACTAACGGCTCTGTATCGCTGGTGAAGGTGTTATTACCGGCGGCGTTCTTGATCACCATTCCGTAACCGCGTGGCGTCGGTGGGTAATAACCGCTGTTCATAATGACCACTTTCACATTGGCTGTGGTTAACACCGCTTCACCCGAACCATTATCACGCGATACCGTTAATTCGTTATATTGCACAGCATGGTAAATAGAAACGCCGGGGTCATCGCACCGAACAAAGACAACCTTGGTGTTATCATTTTGAACGACTGGCAATGTCCATTTGCCGCTAATCGTCACTTCCCCTTTCCAGGCAACAAAACCCAGCCGGGACGAACTGTTAATGCTCATCCAGTCCACCGAGTTTTGAATCATTATTCCATACGTGCCGGAAACTGATTGCGGCGGTTGAACCTGGTATATGCTGAACTCGGTAAAGAAGGCCTGCTGATTTGCATTGGTAAAATCAACAATTATCCTACTCCCATCGGTTCGCCATCCAGTAACCCCACCGTAAGACGGGGGGGTTGTCTGACTGCCGAATATATACCCGGTCTGACCAACCAGAAATACCGGGTTCCCAGCGACGTAATCAGGCGGAGTATAAATCTTTTGTTTATTGCCATCCGCCCAGGGTTCTTTATCGTTGGCTAATAGTGAAATGCTATTAACCGCCGCCAGCTCTTTGCCATTCATCCATAGGCCATACGCCACGCTACAACCTCCCCATTCTCACCCGCAGATTACCGCCAGCGTCATAAACATTGATCTGGTCGCCGCGTATCTCCATGCGCCCGTTACCGTCGCCGCCGTTAATCTGGATTTGTCCAGCCCCTGCGCCGCTTTTATCCATCCGCCAGCCGCTGGTTGCGCTGAAATTGTCGGACTGAATAAAGCCGCTGATTTTGGCGTTTGTGATTGCCGCATCCGCAATTTTTGCCGACGTGATAGAGGCGTTCTGAATGAACGCATCGCTGATAAACACCTGGCCGTTAATCACAGCAAACGGCGAGTATTGCGTGTCGCCGCTGCCGCTCATCAACACGAACTGATTGGCGTTAAATCCGATGCGCGTGATAACGGGTTTGCCGGTTTCCGCCAGCACGGCGATCGACATGCCCGCGTTGTAGAACACGCCGTTAACCCTCACACCGGCTTTCAGTGTGTGGATTGCCGTTGCGCCGTCGGCATCAACCGTGGCCGTCAGCTTGTCCTCCAGTACCGCTGTCACGTCATCAATTTGCGCCTGCACCTGCGTAGAAAGTTCGGCCAGGGCATGATCGACTTCCGCAATAGTGGTTTTCACCACCAGAATGTCAGCACGTACCGTGCCGTACTGCGCCCACTGGTGATCCACCGTCGCGTTGTTGGCCAACGCATTCTGAATGATGGCCTCAATGTTTGTGTCAATGTTGCCAGTGAGACGATCGCCGTCTTTGTCGGTCAGGAACCCATCGCCAATGCTCTCAAGATAGTCACCGGCGTTAGCGTTCGACTGCCCCTTAATCCAGCCTGTCCAGTCGCCCTGGTTGCCGGTACGGTCTTGCAGACGAGCGCGGAACCAGAACTCCTGCCCCGCCTTCAACCCGGTCATAGTATGCGTGTGCAGCGGGTACGGGATATCGGCCAGCAACATCGCATTATTCCCGGCGGCGTTATCTGCATACTGAATTTCGGTTTTCAGCGTGTCGGCGGCCCCGTCTGGGAATCCCCAATCAAGCTGGATACCCCACAGTAACGGAGAAGCCTTGAAACCTACCGGCACCGGCGGCTTGCCTTCTTTCCCCTTCAGGTAGGTTTCCATCGACGTCGCCCAGACAGACGATACGTCACTGGCGTTAATGGCGCGCACGCGCACCAGGTAGCGCCCGGCGTAAATGCCTGGCACCTCGAATCCCAACGCAGACGTGCGCGGCATCGATACCCAGTTACCATTATCTTTCCGCCATTCCGCCTCATACGCTATCGCGTTATCCACTGCCCCCCAGGCGGCGCGCAGAGTGGTAATGGCAATACCCTGGCTCACCGAGGAGTAGCTGTCGATGGTGACGTTTTTCGGCGGTGCCTGCACGCCGGGCGGTATGATGGAGATCGGGCGATCGTCGATACGCGCGCCAGTATCGATGCGAGCATATTTGTTCGGGTCATGCTCGGTTGCGTTAATGGTAAAGGTGTTATCGCCATTGTCAGCGATACCCACCACGCGGTAGAGCTGCATCGCCAGATCGTCAGCGTCGATAGACCAGGCAGACTCCGGCACGGGTATCTCTCTATAGGCAGTGGTAACGGTCACCACGCGCTCATTCACCGCCTGCACGGTGCGAGCCTGTGCTTTGCCTGAAGGCAGGTTAATGATCAGGCGATCGCCGACTTTAGCGCCTGGCTTTCTGTCCAGCTTCAACTTGCGACCGTCCACCGCACTGATACGGCCACCGATCACCCGACCGGCAACCATCTGATCGGCCACGCCGACGATATGCCCAGGCATGGGGATCATGCCATCGAGGCCAACAGAGAAAGTAACCGTGCGGTCTTTGCTGTTGGTCAGCAATGCCCAGCGGCCCCGGCGGTTTGCCTCGCTCTGGCGGGTACAACCGATCGCTGTCAGCTCGGTTTGGTTCACGTCGTACCGGCGCACCAGGTCGCTATCAAATACGGCCTCTATCGCATCGGCGTAGTGGTTCGCCGGATCAGACCAACTGACCATCGCGGTGCTGTAGCGGGTGCGCTCGCTGGCCGACGAATAGGTAAACTTGCCGTCGATAACGTTGGCACGGGTATAGGTGAAGTCCATATCGCGCGGCATATCCGCCAGGGCGACCATTTGGTTTTGTCCCCAATAGGTCATGCCACGGAAGATACCGGCCAGATCGCTCAGCACCGTCCAGGCATCCTCGCGGGATTGAATGTAAACGTTGCAGGTAAAGCGTGGCTCCATGCCATCACCGCCGCGACCATCTGGCACCGGCTGATCGCAATACTGCGCGATGCGATACAGTTCAGACTCGGATATCTGGGTGGAGTCGATGCGATCGCCCAGGCCAAAGCGCTCAGCCAAGAGAATGTCGTAGAACACCCAGGCCGGATTGTCGCTGTAGGCCCACTTAAAGCCCCCCGTCCAAACGCCGGTATAGCTGCGCGTTTCCGGGTCATAATTGTCAGGCACGCGGATAACCCGTCCGCGCGGCGCACAGCTGATCTTCGGGATGTTCGGAAACTGTTTGGAGTCAAACTCAACGTACAGTAGCGCTGTGTTCGGGTAGCGCAACTTGGCATCAATAATTTCGGTCAACGCCTCAATGTTCATACGATCGGCGATCCGTGCGCTGTTGGCGTTAGGCGTCAACCGGCGAACGCGCACCTGCCAGCCCGTGGTGGCCTTCGGTAAGTTGATGCGGTGAGAACGTTCATACAGCGAGGTGGTTTTGTCGTCGATTGCTGCCGTTAACATTTCCTGATAGCTGCCGCCATCGGTAGCCACATCAATGGCGTATTCGATGCGGTAGCCGTTAACGTCGCCGTTGTCCTCTTGCTTTTGCAGCATCGGCCAGCCAAAGCGCAGACGCACAGCGGAAAGCTGCAGGTTCGATACTGACCGCACCCACGGCGTGCCGCTTTTCAGTTCTGTGCCGACGGTGATCTCGTTTTCGACAGCAGGAATACCCTGGATATATTCCTGTGCCTGCGTTCCTGGGCGAAACTCCCAGCGGAAGCCGGGGAAATTTTCAGAGCCATCGGCATTAAGTGCGGGGGTGCCGTCAGCAAAAATGTTTGTGCCATCCAGCCCACCGGCAAACTCGCCTTCGCCCAGCGCAAATAACATCTTCGCTCTGGCGATCGATTGAATGCTGTCTGGCGATTCTACTGGCGTGTGGCCACCGCCGCCGCCACCTTTGCGGCCTTTTATCGTTACATTGTCCATATTGCACCAATGAAAAAAGCCGCGATAAGCGGCGTAGTGAATACACTGATCAAATATCAGGGTTTACGGATAAAATTAAGGCACTATCTTGTAGTAACTCAGCTCGCCCATGTAGAGGCATGGGTGTTTAAATCAGAGGATGGCTGATTAACTTCAGAGGAAAGATATGAAAGAATATAATTTCGAATCAATTAATACCGATGTACCATCAAATTCTGAGGACACAGCATTTGCTTTGGTTTCTGCATTTGTAGCCCTTGCATCAACCGTAGTTGGTGATTCAGAGGAAAAGAAAGAAGAGTTATTCAGCAAGCTAGATAAGTCGATTAAAAATAACCAAGGGGCAACAAGCCACGTTGAGCTTGCAAGAATTGCCAAGGCTACGAAAGCAATCCTAACCGCAAAACAGTAACTCCTTTTTTATCTACCCAATGTAGAATTTTATGTTCTGCCAGCGGTTTAGACTCCGCTGGCTTTTCCTTTCCATTTTCTCCAATATGATTTTTTCTCATATATCCTCCTGCCTCTCAGTTTACTGTTGATCTTCAGTGTAAATACCAGCAGAGATAATAGCTCCGCCTATCTCGCGTGTGCCGTATAGCACACCAACAGGATTACCCTGCGCCGTTGTGTTGACCGGCCCGCCAAAGGCATAGCTCGGCTTGTTGTCCTGGTCTTGGCGCATGCGCAGTCCACCTGCTTGAGGGGATAGCATTTGGACAATGCCGCCAAGAGCAAGAGAGGCTCCCATCAGGCCAACGGAAGTTGCTGTGGTTGCTGACATCATTGCCGCTCCACCTATAACTGGGTTCCAAGCAGCCAGGGCAATTAATGCTACCCCTGCAATGGTTTGAAAAAGCCCTGCACGTTTACTTCCAATGACCACTGGCACCAGGTGAATGTCTTCCGTGCCTTTTGTCAGCTCCATTTCATCTTGACCAACGTTCCGTTTCCCCACAAATACAGCGAAGGTCAGCCCTCGCTTATGAGCTTCCAACATATATCGTTCAAATCCGTCTATTAGATTTTTCATAGCATCGATAGCTTTTGGAACATTGTGTGCACGATATTTAAAATTTTCACCAAACAACCTAACCATCGGGCCGTGGAAGTGAATTACTCTTAATGGCACTTCGATAAAACTCATATAACCCCCAATAAAAAACCCGCCTAAGCGGGTATATAACGAGAAACCAAGATACTATTTACATGCATTAACTGCCGACTCATAGAAGTCCATATCGCGTTTTTTATAAAATAAGAAATCGCTGCCAGAGTCAGTATTTTCCACATCAATTAACATTACAACACCTCTAGACATATCATTTATCTGAGCTGTATACCCATGCCTCTTAGGTTGTGGGTTAATTGGTGAGATGGTATTTTTTTCATTCCAAACATTAAGAACGCATCCAATATATGCATCCGCTGTTTTAATTGTATGGCCTTGGATAGCCGGTGTTGTCAATCGAAGTTCGTTAGCCGTAGTTGAACAGCCAGACAAAATTATTGTGGCAATTATAGCGATAATTTTCTTCATTACCCTTTTCCTTAAGTTGAAAAGTGGAATGATAGCATCACATCAGCTCTTTGTGGCGCAGCACCTTCACAGTTCGCTCTTTCCAATAACCACCATAAGGCACCCGCTGGCTGAGCATGCCGTACATGTGGTGCAGCAGCATGCCGTCTTCGAGCAGAATACCGGCATGGTTCGCCACCGGTGCGGAAACCTGCATAATCACCATGTCACCCGGCATCGGTGGGCCGTCGAACTCCCGAAAACCGCAGTCGTGCCAGTTGTCCATGTAGAGATTTTCGCCCCGCTCCCACCACGGATAATCAACGCGGTAATCCTGGAGCGCTATGCCGTGCTCCTGCCGGAAATAGCTCATGACCAGCCCCCAGCAGTCGGTATGCCCCAGCACGAACTGGCGACCTATCAGCGGCAATTCCCCGCGCGGCATGATCGTTCTCAAGTCACCCTCCGGCCAGCTTGCAATCGCCCAGGGCAACTCCATCGCGTCGCACTGGGCTTTGTCCAGCTCGCTCGGCTGCGTGGTGGCATCCGGGTGACTGTGCACAATCATTGTGATCGTCCCCCACTCGGCAGCGGTCACATAATCCTCTGGTGACAGGTGAAACTGTTCGGTGGGATTATCCGCCAGGTTACGGCAGGGAAAGTAACGCTCAACGCGGGATTTCTGCGCCACGAGGCCACAACACTCGCGCGGATACTCAGCCTCGGCGTGCGCCATAATGGCCGCTATGGTTTTCTCTTTCATAACTCCACCTACTGCTTAATCAACGCTGCGCCAGGGAAACCGCCGAACGGTAAAGGCTCGGTCTCACCAAAACGTTTTTGGCAATCGCTCAACAGTCCACCGCAGCGATCTTTACTTGGGTCATCCACCGGATTGCCCTTGTCGTCAAAGTATCGCGTGCCTGCGTAATCGCAGCCCTTACCGGTGCGATACCATCCACGCGAACACCAGGTGCACAGGCTGTGGATTTGGCGGGTCGGGATGCGCAATCCCCGCAGGTCTGCCGGGCTGGATAGTTCGAACTCCACCGCTTCATCGCTTTCCGTCGCCTTACGATCGATGTAGAACACCTGTAGCTTTTCCTGCACCGGGTCAGCCGTTGGGTTTCCTTCTGGAAAATTCCGGGCATCAAGGTAATGCACCAGCGTATCGTGGATCAGCACCTTGGCCTGGGCCATATCTTCAAACTGAAGGCAAAGTGCAGTGATCAGGCCGTTGATATTGGCAACCGTCAATTTCGGCTCCGTGCTTTGGCTGTCGGAGGATATTTCCAGCCCTTCAACGGAAAACGGCCACGGCCCGTACTCATTGCCCTGCCACCAGATCGATTTTGCTGATAATTTCGTTTCGTCCCCGCCAGCAGCGGCAAGTTCTTGCGGTGTGTAGGGGAGCGTGTCGCTGTGAAAGCGCAGAATATCAGCGCCGAACTTTGTCCCGTCCACTTCAACAAGGCGAACGCGGTTGCCCGGCTCCAACTTTTGCAGGTCTGTATTCAGCATGATTAATCTCTGTTAAACGTGGAAAGATTCGATGAAGGTAGCGGTGACTGAATACCAATTTTTTTTCATGGTATTAGATTTATAACCTTCACAACGATAAAGCCCAACAACACCTGATGGCGGGCGCCATTGAAATGATTTAACACCTTGGTGAACATCAAGAAATCGAGTTACGTTTTCAATAAACTCCCGTGGCCCAGTAAAATTGAGTTCCCATGACCGGATTACAGGGTTAATACCATCGCCGGCCACCTGTGTATAACCATCACCAAATTGAGATTTTCTGATCCGATATCGAGTATCACCGGAGGAATTAACTCGCGCCGGAAAACTGAATGTTTCTATCGCCATTATGTCCCCTTGATTGCTTTCCAGATTGGTTGCCCTGGTTTCAGGTTGCGGTTGATAACCTCCTGACTTTTCTGCGCGGCAATACTTCCCATCTGTTTCCCGAACTCTTCCCAGCCAGGATCGGCCTGCGTATTAACATTTCCGCCACCTTCAATAGTGATGTACACATTAGGCGATGAAGGCGCTTGTTGTTGCGCTCCATACATGCTGACGCCCAAACGGCCATCAGGGCCACGCTTCAGAGGTAATATCCCCTCAGCGCCAGCCTCACCCATCACACCGGCACCTTTGGCGAAAGCGAAGAACGTAGGCTGATTTACCACCTGCCCGCTATATGCGCTCAATGATGGTGACGAATAAACGCCTCCTTTGGCGTTCGCAAACATTGGAACCTGGCCGGGGTTATTGCCGCCACCACCCATGGCGCCGAAAAGGCTCTGTAACCCCTGGCTCATTGCCATACGCAACGCTATTTTGGCAAGGTCAGAGAGAATCGACGTAGTGAACTCTCTAAACCCGGCTTTCCCTGTCGTTACAAATGACGCCAATGCGTTTTCCATGCCTGAGAATGCGGAGGTGAACAGGGACTTTGTCATGCCTGCGGCATCCGATGCCTGATCCTGATAGTTGCTCCAGGCACTAGAAGCACCGGCCATCCAGTCACTGCGCAATTTGTCCTCAGCGGCATAGTAGTCCTGAGCTGCTTGCAGCTGCCGCTGATAACCCGCATCGTTCAGGTCTCCTCCCTGATTTTGCCAACCCTGTCGAAGCTGAGCGAAAGTGCTTTCCCGCTGCGCAGCTCGATCTCCCAATCCGGCACTGCGCTGCAGCGCCTGCTGCTTTTCTGTCATTTGAGTGACATATTTTGCCGAAGCGTCCTGCAGTTTATTCAGCCGTTCCTGATGAGCTATTTGATCACCGAGTTCGGCCTTTTGCTCTGCCAGGGCCAGCACTTTGTCTTTGCTGGATAGCAGAGATTTTTCCTGTACAGAGAGTTGACGCTTGCCGGCAGCCTCTTCAAGCACTGCGAATTGCGCCTGCGTCTTCCACAGATCTTTGCGCTGCTGGCTGATCGTGTCATTCAGGCCAGTATGCTGACGTAGTACCTGCAATTGCGCCTGAAGCGCCAGCAGTTCTGACTCTGCGCTATCCGATGCTTTTTCACCTGCCGGCGTGCGGTATTGTGGCCCCTTTGGTTTTTTCGGATCCTTGAATTGCTCGTTAATGCGCTGGATCTGTTTGTCGCGCTCAGCTTCGGACTTGATCAGCCCTTTTTCAAAAGCTTCGTTCGTTTGCCGGATCAGCTTCGCACGCTTTTCTTCCTTAGTTTGCAGCGTGGTTGCTAACGCATCCTGCTGCTGTGCTAGGCGTAACCGATCCTGCTCTTCCGCTTTTTGCTGCTGCGCAATATTTGCGAGGCCTTGTTGAACACCGCGCTGCAGATTCAGGGCGTCAAGCTGGGAGTTGAGAGAAGCAAGCTCCTCACGCCAAGCTTGAAGTTTACCGTTCTTCTGGTTGTAACCTGTCCGTTCCGAATTTTCGATCTGCGCCTGCAGACTGGCAGCACGTGACGCCAATTCAGCTGTAGCATCACCGGCGGTTTTGTCACGAAAAACACCCGTGATGGCATCCCACATACCGCCGGCCATATCTTTCAGCGTGCGCATGTAGGACTCAACCGAAGAAAGTTCGGTTTTCATTTTTTCGGCGGCGCCATGCATGGCTTGTGCCGCCAAATCAGATGCCAGTTTCACCGCGTCCATGTGCCGCCCTTGTTCTTCAAGGGATCGAATGTTGGCGTACTGTTCAGCGGTCAGGAAATGCAGGCTTTCATTCAGCGCCAGAATCCCCTGACTGGGATCCTTGGCAATAGCTGTGAATTTTCCGGCCAATACGTCCAAGCCTTCACCACTTTCTTTCGAGAATGCAGCGATCGCCTGGCTTACCTGAGAAAAATTTGTTCCGGCCGGCGCGCCAGCGGCCAAAAGGGCTTTCAGAGAGTCCGTGGCCGAAGTGAATGATTGGCCTGCGGCCATCCCCTGTTCAACCAGTCTCTGCAACCCCTGTTTTGTCAGCCCAGACACACCATTGGTTCTGGCTAGCTCTCTGTTGAGATCGGCAATTCGCGTGCTGCTGTCATATGCACCATAGGCAAGCACCCCCAATGCCACTGCGGATCCGCCAAACAGCAACCGTGCCGGGGTAAGTAGCCCTAACATGGCACGCAGCGCGTTACCCATACCGCCAAAGCTATCTTTGATCTGGCCACCTTGCTGAATGGCCACTAACCACACCGGCGCTCCCGCGGCGAGTGATGTGGTAATATCAGTAATCTGCATCGGCAGCTGGCGCATAGCCATGCGATATTGACCTGCGGAGATCGCACCACGTTTCCAGGCGTCCTCCTGTTCACGGATTTTGGCAATCAGCGGCGCCGCCTGCTGCGACACGCCTAATTGCGCAGCCTTGTACTCCTGCATCTGAGATGCAGTTTTTCCCTGCAGGGCAACCTGCTCACGCAATTTTTGCAGATAACGTTCTTTGGCCTGTTCGGCTGCATGCTCAGCCTGAGCTAATGCCCGCTCTTTGGTAGCAGTTTCCGTAACCAGAGAAAGATAATCGCCCTGCGTTATATTACCTGCAGCCCTCGCCGCCCTGATCTGCTGCTGAATCACACGAAGATTTCTGAGACTGTTTTCCTCCCCCTTAATCGCATCGATTTGGCGGAAAAATGATGCAGTCAGACGATCCTGGGCATCGCCAGTCACAAGGGTTTGCTGCTGCTCCTCTCTTAGTCTGGCGCTGAGTTCTGCGACACGCTGGTGCGTTTCATCAACGGCACGTGATGCCTCAGCCCATTTTCCCTTCATGCCATCCACGGCAGTGGATTGGCTGGCCAGCATCTTTGTGGTCGCGCCGGCGCTGTTTTCTGCTATTCCGCCGATCGCAGATGCCTGCCGCTCAGCCAGGCGCCGCATGCGTTCAGTAGACACATCAGCTTTTCGGCTAGACTCGAGCAGTTGACGTTCAACACGTCCCATCTGCTCCTGAAACGAAACTGTATTTGCATCCAGATTGACGACGAGATCAGCAATCTGCTCAGCCATAGCGAACCCCTCCGAAAATCCCCTCTCCGATCAACATAAGATCATCGTCCGTCTGCTCTATTTCCGGCTCTGGCGGGGTCAGTAAGCTGTAGTCACTTGGATAAATAGGATCATCGCCAGTAGTGTTCAGCGCCACCAGCATAGCCTTGAGTGACGAAAATTCGGCATCGAGCAGGCCATCAGAAAAATGATTTTCCCGATAAAAAGTGGCCCACTCCCCCAGCTCAGATGCGCTGATCTCTGAAAGCATTAGCCTCCAGTCTGGGCGCTTGAATTCGCGCGCCAACCGCATGGCGAACTGGATTTCGGAGGCTAGGGCTTTTCCGGGGTGATTTCCTGAGCGTGCTTAGGTTCATCGCCCACGGAAGCATCCGTTACAGGTTCAATTTCCGTTGGGATCATATCGCTCAACGTCAAAATTTTGTGGCTGCAGCCGGCGATAGCGGCGCCAGACCAGTCGGCCAAAATATCCTGATGAAGATTTTCAACATCCTGTTTTTTATCGCTATGCCACATAGAACGAGCAATCAGCCAGGCGTTAATCCGCAGGCGCATAGTGGTAAATGCGATATTCTTGTCAGAATCACTGGTATCATCAGGCATCGCATCAAATTGATCGGCCTCTTTTTTGATAAAAGCCAAATAGTCAATACGTTGTAAACCTGAGAGCTCGCTAATGTCGATTTTCTGATCGGCATATTCGAAAGTGTCTTTTTTCAGCATAAATCCGCCCATAAAAGCGCCCCTTTCGGGGCGTAGTTGTAAAATTAAGCAACGGTGACTTTGGCCAGCGCCACAAACAGCCCGTCATTCGTCATGCCAACAACATCAACGCTACCGGCTTTTACCCCTTTCACTTTGGCCACTTTGCCATTAAGTGTCACAGTTGCCGTTGCTGGCGCTGAAGAGGAAACCCGTAGTGCTGCATCCGTGGCATTCGCCGGTAAAACGCTGAAGGTCAGGTCAACGGTTGCCCCAACCGCAACATTAGCGGTAGTCGGTGAAACAGTGAGCCCTGTCACAGGAACAATCGGAGAATCACCATCCTCTGCAATAAATGGTCGGCCCGAGTTGGTTACCTTAATGGTGCGAGTGATAACCTCTTTGGCCGTCACTGTCTTACCCAGGCTACTCACCCACCCCTTGAATACATCCACAGTACCGTTCGGGTACTTGATTTTGTAACCGCGGACTTCACCGGAATGGAACCATTGAACCAGCCCTTTTTGGCCGCTTTCTCCGGGTTTCCACGCCAGCGTGATATTGGCTTCCCCTGCCGATTTCTCACCCTGCGCTGTCGCATTCCAGTCAGCATTTTCATCGTCGAGATAATTATCATCGTATGAATCTGCTGTGATCTCACCGGGTTGCAGGTCTTTAATTTTTGCTAATCGCGTCCACCCATCATCGCTGAGTGGGTTATAGAAGGGATCGTTATTCCCCGTACACAGCCAAAAAGTCGTCCCGGCGCCTTTAACCGGCGCCAAAGGATTTGGAGTTGCCATTATCAGGCTCCTTACATGGTATAAGTCAGTTGATAGGAAAGGTCGGCGGCGCCCCAGGTGGCCACTTCATCGTCTCGCTGGTAGTCGTAGCCAACGGGGCTCATGGTTTCAAGCAAGGGGGCCAGTTCAGGGATATCGTTCAGAACGGGGTAGATCTTCTCTTCTACCCACTGATCGAGCGCAGCATCGGGTTGAGTAGCTTTGAGATACACCACGATGTGCAGCATCGCTCGCCAGCTGTCCGTATCCAGTTCATTCCCCGTATAACGCGCGTCATCGAGGAAAACGGCGACTGCCGGCAAATCGTTCTCATCGATGAAAGCTGGACGACCGTCAAAATACGTCACGTCATCAGTGATCGTAGAGCGACAGCGCTCGAGCACTGCGTTGCGGATCGCTGTGTGCTTAATCATCCAATTTTCCTCACAAGATAAAGCCGCAGCTGGTTTTTCAGGGCATAGCCCATTTCCTTGCCCATATCGGTTTCCAGTAAGCGCCGCGTCTCTTCCTGGTAGGCTTTGGTCAGTGGTGTCACCAGCGGGATTTTGACGACTTCGATCGGATAACGTGACCGACCGACACGCCGCATGACATGCCAGCGGCCATTAGCCAACTGCTGAATAAACGCATGACGAAAGGTAAAACGCCCGATCTTCAGTACGCTTCCCTGTTTGCCAACGAAACCTACCCGGCGAGAAAGCTGTACCCTTGCCGCCCCCAGTTTGATTGCCGGCAGATTACCGCGGTTGATTGAAAGCGTCGCCCGCGGTGGATTTTGCTCAGCACTCGCTCTTCGCAACCTGGCACGTTGCCGGATCAGCTTCTGCTGTACCCGCACATCCTCAGCCACCAGTTTGGTACTGCGGCTGATAGCTCGGCCTGCCACGCGATTTAACGATTGGGCAGTGGCGCGCGGCACCATGGATTTACTGAGGGTGTTCAGATTACGAATGGCCTGCTCGATACCTTTCATCGTTATTCCCCTATTCGATCCAGATGTGAGGCTTACCGTTAAACTGCTGATACCGCGTCACGATGTAGGATTTACCGTCGAACTCCACCGGATCATTACGCCGTGGGCGGTATCCCGCGGTAAATACCACGAGCGAGATACCATCTCCGCTGACCGCCTGCAGTTCGGGTAAAAAATGCGCCTCAACGACAATATGAGGCGCCCCACTCAACATGACAGGCTTGCCGAACCGGGATTGCGTGACGCGATCCATCCGCGCGGCCATCCTGTCAAACGGATTAGCCATTGAGTTTTACCGCAACCACAGTGACGTCTTTCGCCGCTGCCTCCCAGGCAAAGCCGGCAGCCACTGCGTCTGTCGCGGCCAACTGCACGACGCCATCCTTGATGAACACCTTTTTGCCGGCCGGGATAACATCCGCCGGTAACTTAGGCAGTTGGAATACCCCGGAAACGAAACCATCACCGGTGCGGCCGGTCGCGATGTCCGTAATCGCTACGGCGACCAAATCACCCACGACAACAGGATCGCCGCTGGCAATTGCCGCGGCACCTGCGGTAATAGCGATGGTGTTACCGTTCTGCACAAAATTCTTAGCCATTTGAAACTCTCCATACGGCCCCATGGGGGCCGAATTTCAGGTATAAAAAAAGCCCGTCAGGGCCGTAATGTTTGTGCTGCTGGTTTATTTGCCGGACGAATACGTCAGGCCGCGGTGATCGATCGGGGCCACGCCAGCGTCAATGCGTACCTTGGTCGCGATGCCGTCAGTGTTAAAGCCCTCTTGCTGATCGATATATGGCACGTCAACGCCATTGAGATACGCAACCTCGATAGTGTCACTGCCCTTGGCCGATGCCAGATACCACGCGGCCGGATCCGCGTCGTCAAGGCGCGCCTCGCCAATCACAGAGGCAAAGTTTTGGATCGGGTTATTAATGCCGGCATTGATATCTGCCCCTTTCACGCTAGATGACTTGATGGTCTGGTTGGCGATCGTTTCCAGAGCGGTCGGTACCAGCAGAAATGCAGGACGAATATTCAACGAACGGCCGGAGGTCGGTTCTTTTTGCTTACGCATCAGCTGACGAGCTTTATCCAGGTTACCTACGTCAATGGCGCCAGAAGTCATGTTTTTGTGGTCGGCACTGAACAGCTTTTTACCGTCGGACATGACTTTATTGTCCACCAGCACGGCATAGACCAGATCGCCGATCGTTGCTTTCGCCGCCCGGCCCATCTTCATCGGTACATCGGTCAGCTGATTGAGATCGTCGTTGATGATGGCCTGGCGGGTGATAGAGAAGATCTCACCGTAGGTCGCCAGCGCAATTTTTTCGCCACGATCACCGGTGGTGACGTACTTATATTCGGCACCTTCACGCACCTGGCGCAACGATGGGAAACCACCCAGTCCAACGCGGGTTGCAGTCTTAAAGTCGGAAAGCTGGCCTTTCTTCGTCCACTGTTCAAACGTTTCGTCGGCTTCTTCCCAACCCTGCAGAATCGACTTGTTAGCCACATCCAGCAGAATGTTGCCGAAGTCAGACGTGCTGTGGGTCAGCGCCAAACCGACCATTTGAACCGGGTTCAACGCTGAAACGCTGATGCCACGTTCGGTCAGCGACATACGCGCCAACTCACGCAGCGTCATACCGTTATAGGCGTTACTGTTGTCACGCTCTTCATAGCCGGCGCGCGCCATCAACATCTGCCGGACACTATCACCAACAATATTCCCGTTACCGATATGTGCTTTTGCGCCGATCGTGGTTTTGTCTGATGGGGTCGTATCTTTACCCAGCATTTCCAGCAGCTTGTCTTTTGCCGCAGAGACGGTGCAATCCAGATCAGCGATGCAGCTAGCCTGAAGTTCCTGATGCTTGCCGCCGAACATGGCAAACAGGTTATTGATGTCGGTCACACGGGCCTTTTGCTCTGCCACCACCTGCGCGCGGATCGTAGCAACATCCACGGTATTTTCGGGTAACGTCGGGGCTGGTTGTGGCTTCGGCTGCGGTGCAGGAGTCGTGCTGTTACGCGGCGGGGTGATCAGGTTACGGATATCATTTGGCATTTTTTCAAAATCCTCAATGCGTTTGGAATGAATACAGGCCATGGCCTGCAGAGAGGGGGTGACCTGATCAGCGAAACCTAAAGCGAGGCATTCTTTGCCATCCATCCAGGTTTCATCGTCAAGCATGGCGGCTATTTCATCCGCCGACTTTCCTGTTTTGGCGACATAGGCCGGGATCAACACGTTCTCGACCTTATCCAGCAAGTCTGCGTAATCCCGCATGTCATTGGCGTCGCCGCCGGCGAAACCCCATGGCTTATGGATCATCATCATGGTGTTTTCCGGCATGATGACAGGATTACCAACCATCGCGATCACTGACGCCATGGAAGCCGCCAGGCCGTCAATATGTACAGTGATCGCAGCGCCATGATTGCGCAGGGCATTAAAAATGGCGATGCCGTCAAAAACATCGCCACCCGGAGAGTTGATATGCAGGTTGATCTGGGTAATGTCACCCAGTGCCTGCAAATCTTTAACAAACTGCTTGGCCGTGATCCCCCAGTAGCCGATCTCGTCATAGATGTAGATATCGGCAGAACTGTTGGCCTTGGCCTGCATGCGAAACCACGAGTTATTTCTTCCGGCGTTCGCTTTGGGACGATGATTTGCCCTGTTTCGTTGCTTCGGCACTGGTGCCTCCTTTGTCGTTGGCGGGATCGGTATCAAACACCAGCCCCAGCTTGTCGTTTTCGTCAATTTCAGCTTTGCGCCGGCGTTTCACCTCTGCCGGATTGGCGCCGCGAGAACGGATCCAATCACTTTCAGTGGCAGCGCCGCCCCTCACCTGAACTTTCCAGCCGTTGGCCTCTTTCAGCGGGTCAATCCACGGCATCACCGGGCCGCTGTACACAGCGTTAAACAGCGATTTATGATCGAGATCTGCCGGCGTTTTTATCGCGCCGGAGGTGATCGCCATCTGCAGCCAATTTCGGTAATTCGGACGAGATATCGCGGCCACAAACGAATCTTGCAGGATGTTGTACCCCTCAAATGACTCCACCAGCTCTTGCCGCTGGGAGGAATAGGTGCCGTTATAATCCCGCGCGATGCTGGAGTAGCTGCCACGGCTACCGGCGGATACTGCCCGCAACTGCCCATTACGGAAGTTTTCAAGGTTGGGATTAGGGCGATCCGACTTGATCATGCCGATTTCTTCGCCCGGCTGAAGGCCGTCATAGAGCATGCCGGGGACGATATCCATTTCACGATCATCATCAGGTGAGTTATCCCCATCGTAAGACTGCCCATCGCCTTTTTTTACGTACATGCCAAGCGCAGCGGCAATACGGGCTGCGGTCAATTCAGCATCCTCGTAATCCTTCAGCGCACTGAGTCGGATAAGGATCCCGGAAAGCAAGCTGTTACCCCTGACCTGGTGCAAGCGACGCACAAATTTCAGATGCAGCATGTTCTCTGCTGCGATCTCTTTGACATTTCCCAGGGCAATGCCCGACGTGATCAGAGATTTGTAAACCTGATATTTTTTGGGCCGGCCCCAGTCATTAAGAAAAATCCCCTGGCAGAGCCCTGCACCACTGTCATTGCTGTCCAGCGGCACAAAATCAGGCTCTAGGGCTTCAAGCCAAAACGGCACACCGGCCTGCGGTGTCAACCCGGCCACTTTTCCCTGAACCATCTGGCAGAACACCTCGCCGTCCCGCAGCCAGGTGCGTGCCAACAACCGCTCCATTACCGGGCGGGTATATTGCCCAGTGACTTCCGGCGCCACAGACCACTCCGCCCATGCGGCTCGAATCTCCTTGGCCAGATCATCCGCTACCTCGCCAGTTAGCAGCAGTGGCTGAGGCTCAACGATGATCCCGCGCGCACCGACAATACGTTCCTCCATCTTGTCCAGTAAGCCGATCACCAGATCGTGGTTGTTATCCAGCCAGCGCGCCTGCTCTCGCAAGGAGCGGCCACCAAACTGCGTCAACTGATTAGCGTTACGGTTTTCTCTGCGTGCCTTATGGGTTCGAGTCGGCATTACCGCCTCATAGGCAGCAATTTTATAGCGGGCCTGCAACCGACCAGCTTTCCATGCCGGCGAGAGAATGCCGATCACATCATCGATAAAACTCATGGGAACCTCGCCACTTTGTACATCGGCCGCCCGCGGCGCGATGCGATCAGATCGCTTAGCCTTCGCTCCCAGTACGCCCGCCCTTTGCGGATTTCTGACAAGCTTTCCATCGTCATTGATTGGCCGTTAAACGTGATCGACTTCCCCTCCAGAACCGCCTTTTCCGCAGCCACGTAGCCCTGGATCATGTTTTCGATATCGGCCTGATTCATAGCCACCCTCCTGAAGAATTAATAGGCGCCCACGCCGAAGTTTTACTTTCAGCGCCGGCGGGGTCTTTTCGTTCGGTTTCACGTACTGCTTTTGGGCGGGATACTGGTTTTGTTGCTGGTAACGGGGTGGTTGAATATTCAAAGGGTTCTGCCCACGGTGGCGGCTTCTCCCATTTAATCTTCTCGTAACCTCGCAGGATCACCAGCGCCTGCGCGTAAACCATCAAGTCGAATGCTTCGTTGGCACCGCGGCCCGGCTTCTTCCACTTTCCATCTGGACTGCGCTCTTCGTACGTCAGCTCGTCATAAAACCATTCGCCAATCCAGTCGGGGAAATGCACAAAGTTAGCCCCCGGAGTACCACGCAGCAGCGCGTTATTAATCCGGTCTTTCAACGCGTTGGTTTGCAGAAGATACAGCGGCACATCCCCACGTGCTTGCGCGCGCCGGTTTGAACGTTCTGTATTATCGGGGAATGTTTTACTGATCAGCTTGCTGCGTGCCTGGCTGTCACCCTTGAAGAGATAAACTCTCTTCTGCACCCCATCCCGGCGGCATTTGCGCCAGAATTCGTACGCATTACCCGTTACACCGTCCTCACCGCCGGAGTCAACAGCCATGGCCAGCACTGGCATTTTTACGCTGGGGTCTTTATCCAACGGCCAGCATTTATCGAGTACATCCGTACGCAATAAGTCCCAGTCTTCAAGATAGGCGGCCGGATCAACCGGCAGGCTTTCGCCGTTCTTATCAAAACGCATCGACTGCCTGATGTTGTAGCGATCCACCAGCCAGCGCTCGCCATGAGCGCCATATCCCATGACCTGCACGACGAAACGACGATTTTTCCCGCCCTGAACATCCACCGTTGCCACAAGGAAGCGTACCCCTTCGGGAACCGCGCGCTTAGTGACAGGCTCCGCCCGTGCCATCAATGCATCCGATTTTCGCTGTTCGGTTGCTGACTGCGGCAGATAAGGCAAGCCCCAGTCTGTATTGATGATCGCTTTCAGCGTTTCCTCGCTTCCATTGGCTTCAAAGTCTTGCTCAGCCGTCAGCAGCTTATAAACCAGCTGTGCCCAGGTTTGATACGCCGCCGCCGGCCCTTCCATCCAGAATGAGGCGATGCGCGATCGCCGCGGCTCGCCATAACGTTCACCGTTTGCCCTGATTTTCTCCCCATCTTTCAGCCACACACCGCGGCCGTTCAGTTCACGCTTTTGATTTGCGGTTATCCGCCCGGCACAGTGAGGGCATTCCATATAGGCTGCCTCGCTGGCCACGACCGGATCGGTATGTTCGCGGAACCCCGTCATGTTTGCTTTAACGGGCTGGAAGAATTCACCACAATGTAGGCATGGCCAATACCAGCGGCGGCGATCGCCACGATTAAACAGCGACAAGATACCGGTTGTCGGCGGCGCTTCATGCAGCGAACTCGGCCGCCATTTCCCATCGGTGATCTCTCGCCCTGGTGAGCTTTCCACCAGAGTCATGCCCGAGGACATAAAAGTGGTAGTTCGCTTCGATGCCAGTGAGAAGCCATCCCCTTCTCCATCAATATCATCCGGCCAGCGGTCATAGTCCGTCAGGGCTACAAACCGATAATCCGATGATGACATGATGTTGACCGATGGCCACCCGATCTTCAGGTAGTTGCCTGCCCGGAATGTTTTATCGTGGACGTTATTGTCGTTGGTTCGGGGACTAAGGCGCTGTGCGACTTCCTTGCTGACACGAAACGTCCTGTCGAGGCGCTTTTTGGAGTGCTCGCGGGCTTTCTCTTCGGTCATCTGAATCAGTAGAAAATCAGCCGGGTCGCAGACGATGGTATAGACGATCCAGCCGTCAATAAGCCCTACCGTTTTCCCTGTTCGCGCCGGGCCGACAAAGACCACTGCGTCATACTCGCGCGATGCCAGGCAATTCATCGGCTCAATAATATACGGGGTGAGCGTCGCATCCCATGGAAGTGAACTCCCGGCGCCCATTGGCACCCGCATATACTTGGCAACAGCCTGCGCCACCGGCATGCGCCGCGGTGGTTTTAGTAATGTGGCCACTTCACGACGCAGGGCGCTGGCCGATGCGTAACAGTTAGCTATCATCGTTTTCCCCCTCTACTGTCACGACTTCCGCAGCCAACATTTCCCGCATTTCGTCTATCGCGGCCTGAGCTTCAGCTATCTGATCCGGGCGCCAGCCCCGGTCACGCTCCAGCTTATCTGGCCAGGTATCCAGCACCTGTGAAATTGCCTTAACCAATAACGCCATTTCCCGGTGTGCCTCTGATGCCGGGAGCAGCTGTTTAAGCGACTCCTCAAGCTTGATTCGTTCATTTTCCGACTGGTACCAGTCCTTGCGGTCTTTCGGCCCCATCTTGTTCGGATTCTGAAGATCTTCAATATCGGCGGGCTCGGGCGCGCCAAACAACACTGGCCCCACGTCTTTAAGGGCATAAACAGGGTTGCCTTTCACCGTGCCGGCGATCGGCGTATTAGCCTCAAGCAGCCGCTTTCGCACCGTACCGCGGTTCAGCCCAAAAGCTTCAGCAATCTTCGCTACGCTCCAGTTGTAGGCGTCCCCCAGATTGCTGATGTTGGACATTGACACCTCACGTTGTCAGGTGAAGTCACGATTTATTTCGTTAACTCAAAGGGTTGCAAGCTGGTCAGATGACAGTGTCTTTTGGATTTTGTCACCTGATTTACGTTTTTATCTCTATATATCAAATAGTTATTACACCTGCTGCTGACAGCATGAAAACTCAAAAACTAGCCGTTTTCCGCGAGGTCGCCGCCCCGTGGCTGGGGTACCCCCTCGGGAGTACCTTTTGCATTCACCTTGCGTGCAGGCATAAAAAAACCCGCCGGAGCGGGTTCAGTCATTTCTTGCCGTTGGCCTTAGCCATCTTATTCTTCATCTTCTAATTCAAGGACATCTTGAATAGCTTCAACCAGCTCACTCAAATGTTTAATTGTGTATTCCAAGTCGCAATCAGTTTTTCTTAGCCCGGCCTCTCCACCGCCTGCCGATACTGAGGCTTTTACGATTTCAAGGGCGGCCTGAACCGCCAAAAGGCGTTTATGTTGTGCTACGCCTGCATCCCCTGCCATTTGATCACACTTAAAATAATCGTTAAGCATATCCTGCCTCATTTAATGAACTCGTCCGAATTGCGAGTAGCTCAATGTAAATGGGGGCTAATCCGAAAATTACAAGTACATTATCGGTGGCACTCAGTGAATGCCACCTGTAATGCCGATGATGTTAGCAATCCGCGTCCGGTCGGGCCACCGCACGGCAAGCCCACATGCAGGCTTCCTGCATCTTGGTGCGGGCGATAGCCAGACAGCGCATGGCCTCCATGCGATTGATCTCCTCTGGGGAGCCGGCCTCTGCCGTCTCCAGCATGAGGTGCGTGCGTTCAAGGTCGAGTTGTTCGCAAAAATTACGGCTGATGTCTTTCAGATCGTTCATTTGCGCGATATCGTCGGCGGTCAAGGTACGGTATCCCTTCACGGTGCTGCCATCTTGCGGCTTAGCTTCTCTCATATAGAATTTCCTGCTGGTTCGATGGATATAACCCCGCAATGCAGTTGAACAACACGCGAGAATACAGAGTATTTATTCTGTCAAAGGCACTCAGTGAATGCCTTCTGCAGAATTTTATAAATTCAGCCCAATTGCAGAACGCCGTGATCTTCCGACTCAGAGTAAGCGATCAGGCCGTTGTACTCAGGAACCTCGCCATCCTCAGCCTCAAACGCTGGAATAGTGCCAGTGGTAATGGTGTATGACGGCTGGCCTTCTTCTTCTGCGAAGCGTGCCAGCTCTTTAATCTGTTCCAGGGTCAGTACAATCTTGCTCATCGTTTTCTCTCTTCATCGAGCCGGCGTATCGCCAGCAGTTGGTTGTTCGCCTTGTCGAGCGCCGCCAGCAGCGGATCAATCCACAGCACCGCCTGACAGTATGTCATGGTGCCGGAGGCAGTGGCGCCAGCACCGGTTGCGTCAGCAACGATGGTATCGGCTGACATTGCGCGGGAACGTAGACGGTGCGTGTAGTCGAGCAGCCCACCAGCAACAGCGGCAGGCACAGCCAGATCACACGTCGGCTGATTCTTGAGGATCGTCCGGTATTCAATTTCTTTCCCCTGGGTGGCCGCATCGGTGTTGATGCCGTACTGAGTCGCCGCGGTGCTAATTTCGTTGGCGTGCTGGAACTGAAACGCCTGTGTGGCGATTGTATTCGCCTGCAGGCTGTTATCGCTCTGCAGCTGCTTAACCTGCTCACCGGCCTTTACTGCGTTGCTGTGGAAGTGAAATGCCAGCCATGCCAGCACAATAAGAATGATCAGCAGAGCGGCACCCAATGCCGTCGTTAATCGGTTCATTATTGGCCCCAGTTGCAGATCTCGCGCTCAACTTCACGCCGGTTAATCAACCCCTTCCAGACCTTGCCACCAGCTTTATTCCAACGCCTCATTTCGTCACAGGCGCCTCGGCTATCACCGGCATTAAGTTTTTTCAGTAGCGTTGATGACTCGAAAGCCTTAACGCCAACGTTGTAGCTGAAGCTGATCAGCGCCGCTTTCTGGTATTCGCTGGCTGGCACCTTCACCGAGCGCTCTACCGAACGGGCGAAAGGCTGCAGGTCTTTATCCAGCAGCGCTTTGCATTCCGTTTCGGTGTACTTCTTATCGGGAATAATGTCTGGCCCGGTGTGGCCATAACAGACAGTCAGCACGCCAACAACATCGCGGTACGGCTTGTATTCGACTCCCTCAAGTGAGGGGATCAGTACCGCGGCGATCGCCATAGCGCCACCAGCAACAGCGGCACTTAGCTTTTTCTTTAAAGAGGCTGTTATTGCCATGCTTAGTCCTCCGCCGGCGGTGGTGTGACATAACCGGCCTTGAGGGCTCTCTCATAGGCTTTTGTCTGGCGGTGTTTGAAGTAGAAGTTCATCACGGCGGTGATTGCACCGATCACGAAGCCGCCAACTACCGCAACCTGATTCCAGTCGAGGTCATGAAGCCATTGCAAAATGCTACCTCCACACACCAGCGTCGCAGAGGTGCAGTAAGAAATGAACGTGGTGATTTTCTCCGGCATGATTTTCATACCTCCCCCTTGTCGGGGCTTAGCCCGATCATCGGGTAGTGGATGAGGTTTAGCCTCCCGCCGTAGTCACTCGATGACAGGATGTGTGCGCAGTGGTTGACTGTTTTGGCAAGGAGGCTAAATGCTAAAAACCCCAGCACTTAGGCCAGGGTTCAATTACGGGAAGATCTCTCTTTGTGTTTGCTCAAATCGCTCCTTCTCAAGCTCTACACCCAGACCGATCCGGCCCAGTTTGATAGCGGCCTTTATCGTTGAGCCGGAGCCCATGAAGAAGTCGGCCACCACGTCACCGGGGCGGCTACTGGCGTTGATGATGTGCTCCATCATTTCGGCGGGCTTTTCACAGGGGTGCTTGCCAGGGTAGAAGGCAACCGGCGGATAGTGCCAAACGTCAGTGTAGGGAACCGCTGCCGTTACCGTGAATGGGCGGCGGAGCGATCGGTATTCATGGCACAATTCCAAATATTCGCGGTTCAGCGTCCGGTATTCCCGCACCAGCTCATGATGGGGCCGATTCAATCCACCAGCCTGCTGCCGCTCTTTTGCGATGCGGTCAAATAACGCCTGGAGCGCCTGATACTGCTTTTCGCTTGGCAACTGCCATTGGCTATCTGAGAACCAGTGGCTGCACATCTGTGTTTTTGTTGCCGCGTTGATTTCCTTCGCTGACACGCTGAGGGATTGCCGGGCCGTTCTGAAATAATCAATCAGCGGCTTAAAGACGTTTTGCTTCAGCTCTCCACACTTCGCGGCGAAGCCGTCTACCTTCGGTTGTAGAGGCCCGGCATAGTGACCGGCGAAAATGATCCGCTCAGTCGATGGGAAGAAAGCACGTAGCCCTTCTTTGTGCTGCCGCTTCCAAGCCCCCGAGGGTTTAGCCCACACGATATGGCTCAGTACGTCGAAACGTTGGCGCACCAGCAGCTCAGTATCGGACGCCAACCGGCTACCGCAGAACATGTAAAGGCTACCGTTCGGTTTCAGCACCCGCCAGAATTCCACCAGCAACGCATCCAGCCAGGCGAGATACTCGGCCTCGTTCTTCCACTGGTTATCCCAATCGCAAGATTTAACCCGGAAGTACGGCGGGTCAGTCGCTATCAGGTCTACGGAGTTGTCCGGCAATGTTTTGATATACGCTGTTGTGTCAGCGTTGATAAGACGTGTTTCTGAAATCATAAGCGCCCTTAGTTGATACGCTCGTCCTGCTGTTCGCAGCACGGGCAAAGGTTCGCTTGTGACCTTCTACATGAGCGTTCTCGCGATAGGGTGTTGCTCCACCTTATCGTGGCCCACTTCACAAACATTTTTCCTAAAACTCATATAAATAACTATTTCTCAACACCTCCCTTTGATTTCATACTCTGTATAAGATATGAAGTATTAAAAAGAAATGATATTAGCTCAAATGCCATTGCCAACCCGTAGAAGAAAGCACACGACGTTATAAATGTCAGTGTATTGGACGGGAATATTTTACCTAAAACAGCACACATCATAACCAAAACAAAAACAACTAATGGGTATGCCATATCTACAGGTACTATTTCAGGGCCAAATGAAAGTCGTTTACGCCTATCCATAAAAAACTTCATAAAGTCGCTTGGCATTACAAAAACCAACGCAAAGACACCGATCCCAAAACCGAGTATACTAGGAAAAACCGACAATATTGAATCGGCAGGCTCCCAAGAAAGACTTGATAAAGAGTCACCTCTAATTAGAAACAACAATTCAACAAACAGAACCACATATGTTAATTTTTTAAATATCCGGCCCCACCACATACAAAGAGGGGCAACTCTACGGTTACATTCACTCTTCCCTTTGTAGGCATAGGCATTGACGATGCGGAAAATAGCACCAATTACGGGAATTTTCCTTATCAACTTATACATAAATCCTCCATCGCATCGCCATGCCTAAAAATAAAATCAATCCTTTTTATCAAGGAATTCCTTATTCCCCATAATGGTCTTGATTCTTAACCTGGTTTTTTCTATAGCCATTCTTATTAAATTCTTAATTTCAATAGCTCTTTCACGATTACCTTTAATTCTCTTTTCTACTAACCGCTCCCTTACTGGATAATCTTCCATTTGGTATTTCTTTCTTTCCCCAACCTCATCCAAATATGTAACCTCTGCATTCCCATATTTAGTAGCTAGAGCCATTTGAATTTTTGCTTGATCTGGAAGATCATTCATAACGGCCTTAGGAAAGCTCTTGTAATTAGACTCCCAGCGCCCGACCCTTTTATCTTTTAATTCTTGTTCTGCCTCATAAACTAATTCCATTTCTATATCGTCATCGTAAGAATCAGAGTTTGAGAATGTGACGACCCCCTCATAGCTTTTATATCCTTTCTTAGGCGCATTAAGGAAGTCATTTATTGAGTCAGCAGATGTTAGCTCTTCTATTTCTAAACTATGACTCTTGAAAAGATTAACAGCATGAGTGTCTAATATTTGCCTTAATGCAGTGATCAATGGCTTCCTAGTAGGTAGTCCCCTAGCATCATTTATTGCAAGCACATGAGTATAAGGGTCAAAAACAAACTCCAAGTTAAATCTTTTACTACTAGTATTACCTTTAGACTTAAACTCAGTCTCTCCACTATTGGTATCTACAAGCTCATTAACATCATCAAACTTCAAAAAAGAGCCATAAATAACACTCTTGTTATCATCTAATCCTGGATATTCAAACTCCGTCACACTAAAAGGAGCAAAGAACATATCGCCCCTCATAGCTACTGCAATTGAGCTAAGTTTATGCTGGTTGTCTTTGCAAGTTTTAACCAAATCACCTACTGATTTGAATAAACGGCTATATCCTTCATGCCCAACCTCTTTGACGCCTTTTTCTACAGGAAGAAGTTGAATATTGTAAAATTTATAAATTGCCATCTAATTATATCCATATGAATCAAACATACACTCCGTATGTTTACATATGCATAACACTCACACAAGCCAAAACACCAGCAATCACTCACTGCAAAAATGACACCTGTTATTTTATACAGTACAGCATAGGAGAAGATCAAGATCTTCCGGCAATATATAACCAGGAGGATATAAACAAGTAGACCCGCTCAGTGGCGGGTCATTTTGTTGCATCGCTTGATGGTACAGCTTCGCGAAAGCATACCTGTATTATGCAGTTTCTTTGGCTATTTTCAAGCTATTTTTGAAATTTTCTTCATTTTCGATGCAGATAGCTGCACGAACGGCGACGAACACCGCAGAGTTGAATATTTCAATGCACCAGCGTACCCTGTCATCCACCTGATCGCGTGTCAGCCATGGGGCGTAATGATTTTGCATGTACCGCCCCAGCACCGAGACCGTATTGTTTCGGCCCGTGTAGAACAGCTTGCCGATGATGTAGACCGGGTTATCGTGCTTCATCGACGCCAGCACCGCTTTTTCCATGAAGTCGCATTCCTCGCCAGCATCAGCAGCCACCAGCATCGACTCAAGCGAGCGGTGCGGCCAAAGAATGGTGGTTGCCTTCTTCAACTGCTCCTCCCCGCGATACCCAAGTTGGCGCAGGTCGCCCAGCACCTTCACAATTCGCGCCGCGCTTTCGTCGTCCCACTGCTCAGGCATGATTTGCCCCCATACACCGCTGCCGCCGCTGCACTTCAATTTCCCATCAGTGTTGCCGCCGTACATATCGCCCCAGGCGTTCAGCAGCGAAGTGATCCACAATGTTTGCAGACGGGTCAGGCGCTGGTACTTACCCAGGTATTTCTTGCGAGGAACACCGGCAACAGTCGCCCAGGCGTTGTGTTTGATTTCTCGTTTCTGTTTTGGGGTCATCATGCTGCCTTCTCCTGCTTCAATGCTTTGCGTTTGGCTTTATACGTGTCGCGGATGCGCTCATAGTCACTGCGGCCCAGCTTGCCAACTTTCGGCGGTGGCCCCATTAACCGGTCAAAACGTGCCTGGCCTATCTTGGCTATCAGGTTAGGGCGGTACTCGCTCAGGTTCGCTGATTTGAAGTTGTTACAGACCGAGCACTGCTTGTGGCAGTTATCTTCATCAAAGCGCAGCTCCGGATGACTCCCGACTGTGCGATAATGCCCGGCGTGATATTGGCCGGTGTGGTAGCGTCCACAACTGATGCATGGCTCGTCGGCATCGCGCTCGCGGATGTAGGCGTTAAATTCGGTCTGCGCCTGGTTGATGAAGTAGCGCAGCGGCTTAACGGCCAGTTTGCGAATTTTCAGCTTGTCCTTTCGTTCCCTTTCCGCCTGGCGATTACGTGCGTCACGCTGGTATGCGATAGCGCAGAGCGGGCCGCAAACCTTTTGCAGGTACTTCACCGGCGTGAACGTTTCACCGCATTGGGCGCACTTTTTCGCCTTGTACTGCTTCGGCTTAGTTGGTTTTTTCATAGTTTTCCTCGCGGTGGAATACCCACTCGTAGACCTCTGAGCCGTTAAGCAGCAGATCGTTAAAGTCGCCGGATTTCGGCCAGCGCACTGAGACTTGTTGCAGATCGTTCTTTGCCAGCAGATTGGCGCGGGCGCACTCAAACGCCGCAGCGTGGCCGGATGCGTTCTTGTCTGCGTCGGCAAAGATGATCAGGCGTTGTACTCCACGCGGTACGCGGAACTTCTTCATGAACGTGGTGTTCAGCGTCGCCCAAGTGTTGCATTGCGTGATTTGATGACAGGACAGCGCGGTTTCGATGCCCTCGGCGATGCCCAGCGTGGTGGACGGCGGGAACATACGGATAGCGACGGAGCTGGCGTGCTCCAGATAGCTATCCTCTTGTAGCTTCATCATCTTTTTCGGCGCGCCAGCTACCATGGCCTTTTTGTCCCCGTCGAGCAGGGTGCGGTGCAGATAACACAGTTCGCCTTTGTCGTCCGTTGCCAGCGCATAGATCGATTGATATTCGCCACCCGCCGCGCGTTGCCGGTCGCAGTAGCGCACGTTGTCTTGTGGCAGACTGGTGATACCGCGCAGCTTCAGGTAACGGTCTGCGCCGGTGCCTTTCAGACTGGTCAGCGATGCAAACTTGCAGCTCACGCGCTGGCGTTGCGAGGCTATGCCAGATGAAGGGCCACCAGCTTGATAACCCTCTTCCGGCGAATAGACGCGGCCCAGCAGCTTATCGACCTCTGCGGCCAGCGTTTTAAAATCCTTGCCAGTTGAGCCGGTCAGGAGCGCCCAGCCGTCACCTGCGCCGCATGCGCAAATGTAGGAGCCGGTGCCGTTCTTGTCGTCGCAACGATATTTGCCCTTGCGTCCACACAGCGGGCATTCCCCCTTAAAGTGACGCTTACCGGTTACCGGGGGTAGGCCGTAAAACTCGAATATTCTCGGCCAATGGCCGATAGCTGCCTGTCTGGTATTCATGCGGCTTTCCCTTCGTTTTGCTTAGATTTTGCGTAGGCGATCTGCGTTGATTTGATGAAATTGCTCACCACTGGTGTGATGGCCATCGGTGCGTGATACAGCCCTTGCGGCCATACCCCGAATTTTTTGCGGTAGACATGCGAGCACCAGCCGTCACTGACCGGTTTGCCCTGGGCGGCGCGCATGCGTTGGTAGTAGATGATTTGACTCCACCAGGCTTGTTTCACTTCTTTGGTGACAACCTCCTTGGCTTGCTTCACTTTTTTTAGGCCGCGTGACTTATCGGTTTCTACGTCCTCGCCAGCGATCGGCTTGAAGCCGCATTTCGGGCAGATGTAGACGCCCACCGGCTTAACGTAGTGGCATTGGGTGCATTCTTTCGGCAGGCGCTCAGGCTGGTCAGTTTTAACCACGTGTGCTGGCGTTTTCTCCATCCCGTCAGAACTGGCGGGCAGGTAGTCGTATTCGATATCGTCGGGATAGCCGAGCTTATGCACGGTGCCGGTGTGATCGAAGATGAGGCAGTGGTCTTTACCAGGCGCAGGACGTAGGCCGCGGCCAAGAATCTGAATCCAGCGCATTTCCGATTTGGTCGGACGCGCGAAGATGATGCAGCGGACATCGCTGTCAAAACCGGCCACCAGCACGCCGACGTTGATGATTATCTTCGTGATGCCCTGCTCAAACCGGCGGATCGTCATCTGGCGGTCTTCGTGTGGTGTCGCCGCCGTCATCACTTCAACGGTCACGCCCGCCTTGCTGAATTCAACGGTCACGTAATTTGCGTGGGCCACGTTGACGCAAAAACAGATGGTCGGCCGATCTTCCCCGTTCTCCAGCCAGTTCTTAACGATATCGCCCACCAGCGTCGGGTCGCTCATTACCTCTGCAGATTGCGTTTCGTTGTAGTCGCGGCCATAGCCAGCCTGCTCTGAAGTCTTAACGTCGCTCAGGTCTGGATGCGATGGGGCGTAAAATTCGTATTTGCTCAGTGCGCCGATAGCGATCAGCTCTTTCATCGTCGTCGGCTTGATCAGCTTCTGGTAATACGTCCCCAGCCAGGCCGAGAACGGAGTACCGGACAACCCGATCACTTTCACGCCTTTAGCGGTCAGCTCGTCGATGAATTCCAGCATTTTTTTGCGCTTCAGGTGTGCTTCGTCGATGATCAGCAGATCGATGTTTTCGGGGAAGTCGCGGCGGATCAGCGTATCAGCTGATGCGATCTGAATAAGGCGGCTCGGGTCATAGGCCGGATGATCGCGCCAGATGTAGCCGATCTCCTCGGCTGGCAAGCCGTACTCAATAAAACGCGTGGCGGTTTGATCGAGCAGGACGGTATACGGGGCCACAAACATTATGCGCATATTGCGGCTGATGAACCCGCTGGCGATCAGCGCCGCGATTGCGGTTTTGCCGAACCCGACCGGGGCGTACATCATGAACGAGGCGTATTGCTTCCACGCCGCGCGCAGCATGTTCAGTGCAACTATCTGTTTTTCGCGTGGCTGGATTGTAAGCGTCATCGTTATCTCCTCGTTTAATCGTCTAGCCGTCTAAATGTCCGTTTGGCGTTTTTAACAACTCGATCCCTTAAAGATCTTCTCTCTGGTAAAGCCCGTTCCTTCCCCCACACCCCAACCCGATCACCCCCCTTTCCCCCCTCTTACCCTTCCCCTCTCCCCCGTTTAAAAAAACACCGGCTAAAAAATTCATGCCGCTACCCTGTTTTGCCCCACAAGCGGTGGCGCGGTTGTCATGCCCTGGCCAGCCCGCGAATACCGCTCGACGTACAGCCGCAGGCGCGTGTTAGCCGCTTTGCGGCCTGCGTTCTCCTGCCGGTAAGAAACCTCCTCGGCGTCAAACGCTGTGCGGTAAGCCTCCTCGTAGGCGTGCGCAATCTTCCCGCGCTGCGCGTGCGGTAACTTACCGAGCTGGTCTTGAATCCATGCGGCATCCTCGCGGCAATACACCGCAGGCATGGCGGTTCGAACAAACGATGCAGGCTGCATACGCTTACCCTCCGGTTGTGAAATACAGCAGTTCCTACGGCATAGGGGCGCGCCACTTCGCTGTGTGGATTGGGGCTACTTCCTCCGGGCAGAACACGCTATAGAGCAACAGGATGTGCTCCTGGAATGTCGCCATCAGACGGTAGGTATTGGCGTCCAGCGCTTTACGCTCAGCGGCGTCTATCTCGCCGTCTTCGGTAAATTTGCGGACAAGTTCGGAGTGCTTGCCGATGTACTCAATCGCTTCCATCAGCTTGGCGTTGATGTCGTCTCGATCGATGTCTTCAACTTCGGGCAGACGCACGTTCACGCTGCGAGACTGGCGGGATACAGCGTCGGCAAAGTGGGTATTGCCACCAGCCCGCTGTAAAACCATGAACCAGCCGATCGGGAAAATTTGGTTGCTGTTTGGGCGAAGACGGTTAAACAGCGCGTCTTCCGTAACCCCCAGCCACTGCGCAGCCTCAGCATAGCCACCAGGCAGACCAGTGATGATTTTTCGGGCGGAATTGACCACCCACTCAGGCTGTTTTTCTGCCTGCCAGTCCGGCGCTTTTTGCTGTGACACAGTTGTACTCCTCGGGCTGTGGTTACTAAGCCTTGAAAATTGCGTAATACTTTCCCCATCAAATTGATGGGCTTGTTTCACGGTGGTTTGTTGGGGGGAAAACATCATCCAACCCAACAGGCTCGCCAAGCTTGTTAAAAATCGCCACGAAACTGCGGCAAGTTTGTATATCCATGCTCCGTCGTCCGGCCTCGTAATGGCCTATTGCACCCGGCGTGCATCCAGCAAGTTGAGCCAGCTCTGACTGCGTAATTCCCAGGCGCTTGCGAATCACTTGTATGTTGTTCATGGTGCCTCCTATTTCGACGAAGTATACATATCGTATTTATTGATCGCAAGTGAAGTATACATATTGTGTCTCGATAGTGGCTATACAAACCGTATAATTCAGGAATGAATATGAAATGGTATGAAGCAGCCAAGGCCAAAATGAAGGAATCGCGCATTGGCCAAGAGCAACTCGCAGAGCACCTTGGGGTTACCAAAGGTGCCGTCAGTCACTGGCTAAACGGCAGAAGGGAGCCAGGGATAGAAATCATCGCCAACATAATGAATTTTATTGGTTTGAAAGATTTTGTTGTTAACCCTGGCAATTCTCAGCCAGCTTCGCACCACACCGAAACCTCAAACGTTAAATTTGCTGGGCCTTATAAAAAAGGCAGGGAGTATCCGCTGATCAGTTGGGTTCAAGCGGGAGCTTGGGCTGAGGCAATGGAGCCGTATACCGTCGATGAGATCGATGAATGGTTCGAGTCTGATGCAAAAGTTTTCGGTAAGGCGTTCTGGCTACGTGTCGATGGCGACTCTATGACAGCGCCAACTGGGATCAGTATTCCTGAGGGGACATTAGTCCTAATAGATACGGGTCGTGAGGCCGTCAATGGTAGCCTCGTTATAGCCAAGATGGTTGACGCCAATGAAGCCACATTCAAAAAACTCATCATCGACGGCGGGCAAAAATACCTTAAAGGTCTGAACCCTGCGTGGCCGATGAAAGAGATCAACGGCAACTGCAAGATTATCGGAGTTGCAATCCAAACCATGATGCGTTTGGTTTAATCAACGCCCGGCACAATGCTGGGCTTTCTCTTAATTCCTGATTCCCTCCCTCAAAGAAACCCCTCTCCCTCACTCTAGGGCGAATTCTGCACAAATAATTTTTCAATAAAAATCACTACGATACGTATACTTTTGCATTTTATGTATACACTCCGTATTGCAAGATAAAAATACAATTCGTATACTCACCCCATCAGCCCGGAACGCCACCAGCAAAACACCGCCACAAACGTTACGGGAACGGCAGGAAGCCAACAGGAACACGCTTCGGGTGCGCGACGCAATCACCTACAGACCCCGAGAGGGACCGACCTGTTACGTTCTTTAAGGAAAGAGTGGATTTACCCTGCCGCTGCCAGTTTGGGGCGGTAGGCATAAAACCACTACAGCAGAGGGTTACACGATGGCCAAAGCAACAATTTATTTCCATGCAGGCATGTCAAATAAGCAAGCCGGCGCAGTTCTGTTAAGCCGAAAACACGCGATCTTCGGGAGCGCTCCATTCTTCAAACAGAAAGTTAGGTCTGATAACGCTGTTAAGGGATATAGCAGGGTCGGACAGACTCTAGAAATGAAAGGTCGGCATATTCAGCGTAAAGCCAATAAGTCAATTCCTCGGGGGCCTGCATTTCTCGATATGTGGGACAGAGAACGAGTGAGCCACTGGTGACAATTATGAAAAAAGTTGTTTTGACTAACCGCATTCGCCGCCGAGCACGCCGGGAATTGCGCTCACAGCGTCGCCGAGCATTCAAGGCTTATGGCCATTGCAATAAAGCCAGCCTGCTGAATAGCTACGCCCGCTGGTATTTCTAACTCTATCGCGCCATTCGTGGCGCAACAGCAGGACTCGCCATGCAGATCATCTTAACAAAGCGTGAGCGCCGTAAAGCACGTCGGGAATTCCGATCCTTCCGCCGCGTTGCTATCCGAAAATTCGGTAATTGCGATGTTACCAGCTACCTGAACCGCCTAGCGCGCTGGTACTTCTGAAATAAATAGCCCCGGCTGCAGACGCCAATCTTTGCCGGGGCATGACCAGTAGAACGGAGATTCAACATGATCAACCACAATGCTAACACAATCGTTGTAGACGGTATGCGCGTTGTCCCATCCGTGCAGGCCGTTCGCCTCACCTTCTTTGCTCGTCTGCGCAAAATCCTCTGCCAGAAAGGCCACCCGCTCTAAAAACTTACCGTGTGTAGTCTTTGGCGGCCAGACCGAACTTCAACCAATAAGGGGTGAAGATAATGTTCATAGGCTGGTCGCCCTTTTTCATAGAGAGAAGAATTCAGGCATCCATTTAACCGTGGAGGGCGTCACCCTGCCCGAGTTCTTCTCTGTATGTGACGAGGAGAAATAGTATGTCTGAAAGCAAATGCACTCCCTTTAGCCAACAGCTGGCTTATATCAACAAAGGCACCTTAGACCAGGAACTTACCGAAGTGCTGGCCGAGGTTATTAAAATGGTTCGCGAAACTCGCAAGAAAGGCGCGGTTACTTTGACGCTTAATTGCCAGATGTTGAACGGACGCGACGAAAACACAATGAAAATCACCCCGATCGTCAAGAAATCTATTCCTGAACTTGAGCGGGCTGACACCATTATGTTCTCAACCGCCGATGGCGATTTAATGCGTGATGATCCATCTCAAGTTCAAATGGATTTGAAAGTCATTGATACAGCCCCCGCCGCAGCACCTATTAAGCTGCAATCCAACGGCTAATTAATTTAGCCAGCACCGTTAATATTAATTAAGGAAAATAGCATGCAAGAACTTGCAAGCCTCGCTAATGGCTCAGTACGCGAAATTCAGGAATTGGCACTGACCGCGTTCACGCCGAAAACGGATATTCCAGTAGCCGTTGTGCCTAATGATCATAACGTCAAATCTCTGGAGAGTTATCAACTTCAGCCGTCCTTGATTCGCCAGGCAGTCAAGCTCATTTCAGCATCTTCACTGATTGCCTACGTTAAAAAGTTTTCCGACGAGCGCACAGCAATCTTCGCCGATAAATCAGTAACCCGTATCGAAGCGGTTCTGGATTACCACTCGGCCCCAAATTCCGCTGAGTGGGCTAATCATCGAGCTGTTTACGATTGCCCGTATTCCGATGAGTGGCAAGCGTGGGCCGAACGTGACAGCCGCGCGATGAACCAGACGGACTTTGCAGAGTTCCTCGAAAACCACATCCGCGATATAGCGCCGATCAGTGATGACTACAAAGGCCCATCTGGTACGGCGTTGTTGGAAATGGTTCTGGCGTTCCAAGAAACCCGCAAAGCTGAATTCAAATCGGTGCGTCGCCTGCAAGATGGCACGTTCCAAATGAGCTATAGCGATGAAAAATCAGGGAGCGGTAATACCTCCCTGCCAGAAAAAATCAGCCTGGCTATCGCACCATTCCATAACGGCGCGCCTTACCAAGTTGAAGCCCGTATCCGCTACCGCCTGAAAGACGGCGGCTTAGCACTTTGGTACGAACTTATCGAACCGAAAAAAATCGTTGAGCACGCTTTTACTGAGATCGTCGTAGACCTGGAAAACCAGCTCGAAAAAATCCCGGTTTATGAAGGCTCAATTAAATAAAGTGCAGTCTTATGCGCCACCGTGTGTGGCGCATAGTGAAGCATTTTCACCCCCTCAGAATGGAAGATAATTATGGCAACTTTAAGTCAGCGTTATTCTGCAAAAGAAAGCATCGGTTCAGATATCACTACCCGCAAAACGTTTCTGGTTCCACTCAGTGAAATTTATGCTGAAGATGGCTATAACGTTCGCGAATTAAATCAGGCGCACGTTGAAGAGTTTAGGGATGCGTTTATTGCGGGGGAATATATACCACCGCTGGCAGTTGAAGTGACTGAGCAAGGCGTGAAGGTTATCGACGGTCACCACCGCTTCCACGGCGCGCTGTTGGCAAGTGAAGCCGGGCATGAGGTGGCACGTCTTGAGTGTAAGGATTTTGTGGGTACTGAGGCCGATAAAATCGCCTTCATGGTCACCAGTTCGCAAGGTCTGGCACTTACCCCTATCGAACGTGGCGCGGCCTATCAACGGCTGGTAAATCAGGGCTGGACTAACGCGGAGATCGCAAAGAAAGTTAAGCGCTCCGAGTCCGATATCCTACAGCACCTGCAATTGCAGGAATGCAGCCCCTATATCAAGAGCCTTGTGCGCGCGGGTTCCATTAACTATGCCCTGGCTATTCAAATTAACCGCGAACATGGCGTATATGCCGACCGTGAAGCCGCGCGCTTAATGAAAAAGGCCGAAGAATCCGGCAAGAAAAAAATCACTAAGAGCGTCGCCCAGCCACAATTCAACGCTACCCGCGCCCGCCGACTCTGTGAACTGCTCTATGATGCTGCACCAATGGTTCGTGAAGAGGGTGACGTCCTACTGCTCCTTCCAGGAACCCGAGAAGAAATAAACACCATTCTCAACGAATACCGCCAGCAGCACCCCCAGATTGCGAGTGGTGAAGATCAATGAGCATCAACCTGAATAATGCGCCTTTGTGGATTACTGCGAAGGCGCTGGAGAAATTAAAACAGTTCCGCGCCGGTCGATTATTCCCCAAAAGAACCTATGGCAAGAAATACCTGACCTTTCGTGTAAATAAACGCTGGCGCTTACTTTCAAAAGACGACGGCCATAATTGGCTGTTGCTTACCAACAATGATTACAACTGCGTGATCGATAAATAGAGGGGGGTGCGTGATGCCAGCAAATGAACTGAAGCCAAAAGAGCCGATGGTCGTCAGCTTCTCCGGCGGCCAGTCTTCGGCATTCATGTGCGATTTCCTGCTGCAAAACTACTCCGATTGCTTCGATTTTCATTTTGTCTTTGCGAACACAGGACGAGAGCACGAAGAGACGCTGAAATTTGTGGATAGATGCGATCGGCACTTCGGATTAAATGTCGTCTGGCTCGAAGGCGTTACCAGCCCCATTCCTGGCATAGGCATGACTCACAAGGTGGTTAGCTTTGAAACCGCAGCGCGGAACGGCGAGCCATTCGAGCGGTTGATCAGCGTTGAGGGCATCCCAAACGTCTCCCGCCAGAAATGCAGCGATTATCTGAAAACTCAGACGATCCGCTCATGGATGCGTGAAGTTGGCCTGGCTCGACGTGGCTGGTCAGCAAAGACGGCTATCGGCATGCGGGCTGATGAACCGCAGCGCGCCGATCCGAACAAAGACGCGGCCAAACGCTACAACCTCGTTTATCCGCTTTGCCACTGGGGCGGCTTCGACAAGCAGGACGTGAACGACTTCTGGGACGCAATGCCGTTCAAGCTGAATATCCCACCGCATCATGGCAACTGCCTGACGTGCTTCAAGAAGAGCGACGCAAAGCTATATCTGATCGCCCACGAGCATCCTGAATGGTTCGCATGGAATCGCGAAATGGAGCAGAAGCACAGCATGGTAAAAGCCGTTAGTGGCCACACCTGGTGGCGCAGGAAGCGCAACACGGATCAGCTTATCGCCGATGCTCAGCTTGAAGACCGACAGCGGATTATCTATCTGACCAAAACCAACCCAGCCGCCGGCGACGGCTGCGCATCTTCGTGCGAGCCGTTCCAGTTCGTAGGTGACAGCGCTAGGGAGGTGGAGCGTGAACGATGAAGTGATCGGCATCGGCAGCCTGCATGGATGGACGCGCAGCCAGGTAACTCAGGAATACTCGGAAATCGTGAAAGCTGCCGAGCAAGGCGGCAAATCGCTGGATGAGTGGGACGCGATGCGGGATGTGCTTTGCAAGCTCTACATCGGAACCGACTGTGATCGATTCTCAACTCTGGTTCGCCTATTCCTCTTCGGAAGATTTGAGCGCCTGTTTATAGCTGATATCGGGGTGAAGCATGGCTAAGCGTAAGAGCAACAGAGAGCAGCCTTTGACGTTCGAGCAGTGGCTTGAATCAGAAAACAGAGAACCATCTGACCGCCTACGTATCGATTTAAAGGCCGCATTTGAAGCTGGGGAAAAAAGCCAACGGCTCAAACAGCGGGCCGAGGCCCAGGAGAAACAACAATGAACATATTCATCGGTGTGATTCGCACACTAATTTTTGTCGCGTCAGTGCTTCTGGTTTCTGCCATGAAAGTCACTGTGACAGGGCCTTTCGGTTACTTCATCGCTGGCGTGTTACTCAGCCTCTACTGCTGGGTAATTTTGAAGGCGCTGGACTACATGAAGGAATACCGGCATGGACAATAAGAGCGAACTGAGCAAGCCGGTGGCGTGGCTGGCTATTTATCACGGAGAGGTGTACGACGAAGCGATCAGCATTACTCGCTCAGTTGTTGAGGCCCAAGCGGAGCGTTTCGGCTGGGAGTCGGCGCTGACGGAAATTACCCCGCTCTATCGCCACGCGCAGTCGGTGCCAGCCAACGCACAAATTGCGGGGTACTTCGTGCGTCAGCGCCCAGAATGGGACAAGCGCGCTCCGTGGACACAGTGGAAAGAGGTTGATGAGGCGTCATACGCTGACATCATCAAAATCATTGCGACCGGCGAGGCGTACTGCGGGTGGTTCTACGACAACCGTATCCTCTACACAGCACCGCCAGCGCCAGCGCCAGCAGTGCAAGATGAGATAGATTCTTTTGCAGATCAGGTTATCGGCACCAAGGATAAAATTATTCGCCTACCGGCTCCCATGCCTGTGCCGCTTGAAGGTATTCGCGTTTATTTAAATGCAGATGCCATTATCAGTTATTTAGAAAAACAAGGTTATATCGTGGAGGTTTCACGTGAATAAAAACAATGAGGTTTCAGAGCTGGATTTGCTAACCCCAGAAGAGGTGTGCAAACTTATTGGAGGGGTTACTACTAAAACTTTGAGGGATTGGAATAATAATCACCGTCACCGGCAGATTTTAGCGCCCATTCGGTTTACACATAAAGTAGTCCGGTATGAGCGCAAAAATGTTTTGGCTTTTATTGCTAAATGCAGAAGTGCTTATTAACGTTTCTTTCTTAACAATGCGACCTGAGCGAGTATACTGGTCTCATGTGCCTCAAAGGCCAGCCGCTTCAGTGCCATCTCTTCATTTAATATTTCGTCGGAGAAATCATAAAACTCGCCCATAGGGTCTGATTCTTTGTCAGAGTGATGCATACACAATATGCTTATTTCCTTCGAATCACTTCGTGAATAACCTTTATCTCTCATCGTGGCGATAACATTACTCTTCAGGAATTTTCGGCACATTGTATTAAATGCACCTTCTTTCCCCTTCACCGTACCATCATGCCTAATACCTTTCACGGCGTTCTCTGGACTAAACATTTTTATTAGCTTGTCCAGGGAGCGCTTAGAAAATGGCTGTGATGGATCACGTGGCTGGAGGAACACGTAATCTTTATTGCACCCTTCAACAGAATCCCTCCATACCTTCTGCTCCTCCAAAATCTTCCGGATGCCTGGCGTTATCGGTAGCCTGAATTCTTTCTGAGTTTTCATAGCCCCGCGCATTCCAATTACCCCAGCCGGATACACTATTTCCCCAGCCAGCTCATTGATAAAACTCCACCGCAAGTTACTGACGTTGATCGGCCTGACGCCGGTGAGGATCATGTACCGCATCGCGTTTTTCTGATGCACTGATTTGGCCGCAGCGATGTTAAGCCACAACCCCGCGATAGACTCAATATCGGTAAATAGGCGTGTCGGCGTCGGCTTCTGGACTCTCGATGATATGTAATCACTCGGCAGACTGGCGGCAACGTTGCGACCGTTACAGTAACGTGGCGCGCCAAACTTCCATAGCCGTCGCAGTTCTGCTGATAGCTCCAACGCCTGATTATTGGATTTGGTTTCTATCCAGAGATCGAAAACTTCAAGCAGGCGGTTATATGTCACATCGCTGAAAACCTCACGTTCACCGAACGCGGCGGCTATTTGTTTCGTCCGTGTGCAGTAGGTTTTGAAGCTATCCTCCCCCAACTTTTTACGCTGAACCTTAGCGTATAAGTCCTCTTCATACTCTCTGATTGCCTGTTGTACCGACTCAGCTTTCAAGCCATTATCGGCGATGTCCTGAGCTTTCTCCCTGGCGATCTGAATAGCCATTTCTGGCCACTCCCCCAGTTTTTTACCTTTAAGCCCCATCTTCTTTGGGAACTCAGCGTAGAACGTAACCTTTCCTGCTTTGCTAAAATCTATGCGCAGATAGTTGTCTTTTTCGTACTTCGATCGCCGAGCTTGACCGAGGTGCGCCAAAATGATTTTGGCGGCAGCAACACAGATTCTCATGTGTGAGCTTGCATAAGGTGGCTTGCAGTCTTCCCAACGCGCAGATGCGGCCAAGAACTCATCATTTTTGGGGATATCCTGCATCTGTGTTACAGTGCGCGGCATTGATATTTCCTTGTATCAGAGGCCACCAGCACCAAGCTCACACATGAGGTTAAATCTGGGGGCTAAAAAAGGCATGTGTTGCCATTCTGTGTTGCTGAACATGGTTTTTCAATGTTTCAAACACTGTATAAATATACACATAGTGCGGAATCGTGCGCAATAACCAAAGCCTATAAATGCATGATTTAAATAGATTAAACTCGTAAGTGATTGATATGGCATTATTAATAACAAAGCGGTGTATCAACTGCGATATGTGCGAGCCGGAATGCCCGAACCAGGCAATTTCGATGGGCGATGAAATTTATCAGATAGATACCGACCGCTGCACCGAGTGCGTCGGCCATTACGATACGCCGACCTGTCAGCAGGTCTGCCCGATCGACAACACCATCATTACCGATCCGCAGCACCGCGAGAGCAACGAACAGCTGTGGGACAAGTTCGTGGTGTTGCACCACGCCGATCGCATTTAA